ACACCTGCTGATCGCATCGCAGATGCACTTGAAAGAATTGCAACCATTTTAGAAACTGGAGCACATATTAATATTGATCATGGTCATATCGAACATATCGACCACGTTGATCATGTTGACCATGCTACAATAGATAATGGCGATATTAATACTCACCCTAAAAGTTATTAATGAAAGAATTTGATTATGAACTCGATTACAAAACCATTGACTTTACAGTTAAGAAAAATCGCAAACTTTATCGCATTGGAAGGGGAGAACAAGGAGTGTTATTGGTTCGCCCTTATACTAACGATATATGCTCTCATTGGAGATTTGTAAATGAAACTATCGCTCGCAAATCTGCTGATAAAATCTACTCCATGTTTTGTGACTATAAGGAGCAACAAGACTTCATTGGAATGGATATGGCAAGGAAGTTTCTTGAAATGGGATTTACTCGCTCCCGTAGGTATGCAAATCATCCTAGTGGAAAGAAGTACGCTAGAGATGGTTCCGTATCACCGCAGTCGCCAACCGCACTACACTGTGAAAAGTCCCGTTCTGCAACTGTTTTCAAAAAAATGAGGGATAAGGCAGCGTATGATGAAAAGTATGTTATAATGAGAAAGGAATGGAGAACAAATGAGTGACTTTATATGGGTTGAAAAATACAGACCCAAAACAATTGATGATTGTATTCTTCCAGATAGTATCAAGAAAACATTTAAGGATTTTCTAAATAGAGGAGAAATACCTAATATGCTTCTTGCTGGTCCTCCAGGCGTTGGAAAAACTACAGTAGCGAAAGCATTATGCAACGAACTAGGAGTAGATTTTTATGTCATCAACGGATCCGATGAAGGAAGATTTCTTGATACCGTCAGAAACAATGCAAAGAATTTCGCATCAACTGTATCGTTGTCATCGGAGGCGAAGCACAAGGTCGTCATCATTGACGAAGCCGACAACACAGGAAATGACGTACAATTATTACTTCGGGCATTCATCGAAGAGTTTGCGGGAAACTGTAGATTTATTTTCACTTGCAACTATAAAAACAAAATCCTTGAACCCCTCCATTCCAGATGTACTGTCATTGACTTTTCTATACGAGGAAAAGAAAAGCAACAAATCGCTGCTAATTTCTTCCAAAGACTCAACTTTATCTTGGAGCAAGAAAGGATTGAAACTGATAAGAAAGTATTAGTTGAATTAATCAATAAACATTTTCCAGATTGGAGAAGAGTTTTAAATGAATGTCAAAGATATTCTGTCAGTGGTAAAATAGATAGTGGAATATTAGCTGCTTTTTCTGATGTTGCTGTCGATGATCTTATCAAAAATCTCAAAGCAAAAAACTTTCCAGAAGTAAGAAAGTGGGTCAATAACAATATGGATAATGATACTTCTGTACTATTTCGTCGTATTTACGATAGTCTTTATAAATCCTTGGTTGCTAATACCGTTCCTGCTGCTGTTCTTGTTATTGCTAAGTATCAGTATCAGATGGCATTTGTTGCCGATCAAGAAATAAACATGCTCGCATGTTTAACTGAAATTATGGTGGAGTGTGAATTCAAATGAAAATTAATACAAATACTGAAAAGAGAAAGAACCAAGTAAAATCTAAATTTTATTATGTGTTCTGGGGAATAGCTACTACATCAGTAGTTCTTGGACAATTATATGTTGGTACTGGTTATCGTATAATGTCTCAAAGTATTATCGATTTAACAGAAGTTTTTACTCTTATTCGAGAGGGTAATGAACTAAGAAAATATCCTAATTTTTATTAATGAAATCCCACAAAACACCACTTCGTTATCCTGGCGGTAAGTCTCGTGCCTGTACAAAGATAGGTCAGTTCTTACCTAACATGTACACTTATAGAGAATTTCGTGAACCTTTTCTTGGTGGTGGAAGTGTTGCCATCTATCTTACAAAGATGTATCCATCTTTGAGTATTTGGGTTAATGATTTATACGAACCCTTAGTCAATTTCTGGAAAGAAATTCAACATAGTGGTGAAGAGTTATTCGCCACGTTAAGTGATTTAAAAATTAAACATCCAAATCCAGATTTGGCAAAAGGTTTATTTTTAGAATCAAAGGATATTATTAATGATCTAGATAAAAGTAAATTAGAAAGAGCAGTTGCTTTTTATATTGTAAATAAATGTAGTTTCTCTGGTCTTACAGAGTCTTCGTCATTTTCATCACAAGCAAGTGATTCTAATTTTTCAATGAGGGGTATTGAAAAGTTAACAGGTTATCAAGAAATAATTGAAGATTGGAAGATAACCAATCTCACTTATGAGAATCTCTTAACAGATTGGAAAGATGCTTTTATTTACTTAGATCCTCCATATGATATTAAAGATAATCTCTATGGGAAGTCAGGAGATATACATAAAAAATTCAATCATGATAAATTTGCACAGGATTGTGATAGATATACTGCGGATATGATGATATCATATAATTCATCTCAATTGGTTAAAAACAGATTTAAAGATTGGAATGCTGCAGAGTTTGATCTCACTTACACTATGAGATCTGTTGGTGATTACATGAACGATCAACAAACAAGAAAAGAATTATTATTATTAAATTATGGAATTGAAGGAATGGTTAAAGTCGATCAATTTATCGAAGAAGAATCTAATCGATGAAGATCCATCTCTAGAAAAAGAATATTCTCCATATGTAATTAATCGTATTTTCTCAGGGCATCTTGATGCGATACTGTTTGCAAATGAAATGAATCAGTATCATTTTCTTCCAAAGAAGATGCAATATGACTTTTTACTAAATACCCTCAGAACTAAGAAGAGATTCTCTCCTTGGCTACGTAAAGATGAAATCAAAGATCTTGATTATGTAAAACGTTATTATGGTTATAGTAACGAAAAAGCAAAACAGGTTTTGAAGATATTATCTACTGAACAAATTAATTTTATAAAATCGAAATTTGAAACTGGAGGAAGACAATGAGTGTGGTTCAACAACCTGAAGTACAATGGTTACCTGAGAAAATGGTCGAGGTAACTCTTAATGAACCTGATGATTTTCTTAAGGTAAGAGAAACTCTCACAAGAATTGGTGTAGCATCCAGAAAAGAGAAGAAGATATATCAATCATGTCACATACTACACAAACAAGGTAGATATTACCTTGTTCATTTTAAAGAACTCTTTGCTCTTGATGGCAAGCATGCTAACTTGACATCTAATGATGTTCAACGCAGAAATCGTATCGCACAACTACTTGCTGATTGGGGACTAATTGGAATTGTAGATGTCTCAAAGATACAAGATATTGCTCCATTAAATCAAATTAAAGTCTTAGCATACAGAGATAAAGGTGACTGGATATTGGAAACAAAATATAATATTGGATCTAAGAAAAAGAAAGTAGAAGAACCTGAATAAACAGTAGAATGGAAAGAATTATTTTTCGGATTAATCAGGATGGAAATGTTACTGAGGAAGTTCAAGGAGTAACAGATGGTACATGTATAGATATTACAAAGAAAATAGAAGATACTCTAGGTAAAGTCAATGCTAGAGAATTGAAACCCGAATACTATCAAAAACAAAATGTCACACTTCAGCAACATCAAAACGAAACTCAAGGATAAGGATTTTCTAATCAAAGCATTGCATACGATTGGGTATACTGGAACAGAAAATGTATTGTTGAAGAACCCTTCTAACCATCAACACGAAGAAGTTCAAGTTGAAATAGGAGTAACTAAGTATGATACAAGTCTGGAGGTAATGAGACCGATGACAGCTGGATTCAAGATTAATGATGATGGAGTATTTGAATTAGTTACTGAGGTTGATGCTTGGCATGAATCATTACCTATCGAAAGATTCCTACAAAAAATAACTCAGGTATATGCGAGACTTGCTGTGGTGGAAACCGCACAGGCACAAGGGTTCAAGGTAATAACCGAACATAAAGATGTTGACAACACCATAGAAATAGTAATGGAAAAGTGGTAGTGTGTGCTTAAATAGTAATGTCGCCTTCGGGGACACAACTTACACTCGCTTTTAAAGGAGAAACTAATGACTAATTTAGCACAATACCATTCTGCTAATCTTCCAGAACTAATGAAGATTATCAAACAAAATGGTATAGGTATGGATGATTACCTAGACAGGTTTTTTAATGAACCACCACAAACCTCAAACTATCCACCATATAATTTGATACAATTAAATAACCATGAATCAAAACTCGAAATCGCCCTTGCGGGGTTTAAGAAAACTGAAGTTAAAGTCTATACAGAGTTTGGAAAACT